ATTACCTTTGGATACTTTTTTCCAAAATATACTAATTTCATAACTCTCCTTTTATTACAGGCGAGAGTGCCTGAATTATGCGTCTACACACATTACCGTTAATAGAAAATCTTTAAAAGTCGTTGCCGCCACAAAAGAAGAAGCCCATAATGTAATGTCAACCTGATTCAAGGTAGTAGCATTCTGCAATGCCAGTATAATACCATTATCAGTGGTAGCTGTAGGCGCTTCTGATAAAGGTACTACTCCCAGAACATAAACCTCTGCTACATCAGAGATTGTTACGTTCCCGGATGCAGAATCGGGAGAGACATTGTAACTTCTTATACTATGCCCTCCGCTTGTTCCAAACTTTTTAACTGGGTCGCCTAACGTAAAAGCCATATCATCCTCCTTAAATTGAGGGGCCGGTTAAGGCCCCGTTACTTACTATAAACTGGTTGCGTATGTATCCACGGCAACTATTGCGTGGTCTACACTATTGAAAATTGCCTTCTGAACACCCCAGATTGCTCCGGTACAAATAGCCCACTTGTTGTCGTAATCAAAGCTCTTCTCAATCCATTTTCCTTCCTTACCAAGAGCCATTATAATAGCCTGCGCTCCCATCACTAATGCTCTTGCGCCGGGCTGGTCGGATGTCGAACCCCATGTTGAGAATGTAGGAACGTAATTGTGTGCATGGATGATTAAGTTATCCACGACTGCGTCAGCCCCGGAGAATAAAGGATTCGATAGACCTCTCATCCCTGCGTCTTTCTGAAGGGTGAGATAACTGTCATCCTGCATTAAGTCATACCTTTGATTCGGATGAATCAGCATTAAGTAATAATCTTTTCCTTTGTAGCGGATAGGCCTTATTTTAGGAGTCAATGTCATAATCGTGTTGGAGACTTTAAACAACAAAGCTAAATCTATTTTGTCGGCACTGTCAATGTCAGTATCTGCTGTTGCGTTTCCGCCGTAGATTACTCTTGTAGACGAAGGTGCGACCGGTGTATTAGAGAAAGTATATGCTACAATCCCGCCGCCTTTACGGAAGATTTCCTTGCACATAATTTCTGACTGCCATGTTGCCAAGGCTTCTTTAGCTATCTCTCTCATGTTTAAAGCATTTGTCTGCTCGTCCATTTCACCTACTAACCTTATTGCGTTTCTTTTCTGATTGACTTCAACATCCTGATAGTAAGTGGTGAGTTCTTCTTCGTTTCCTTCTTGTTCGTCATCGCCGTCTGTACCTTCACCGCTTGGCTTAATGACTAAAGGAATCGTAACCTTTTTTCCTTTTTTGGTCTTAAAGTCCGGCTTTAAGAATATAGGAGCCGGAGCGACTCTGTTTGCAGACATCATACCGTTCTGCTTGAAGAATAGTTCCTCTATGGCGTCTATCAATGTCTGGCGTTGCCAGATTTGTGGCCTCATTTGGCTGATTGAACCAGTATTTCCCATGTTTCCTCCTTAATTACCTCATTGCCCTGAGTCTTATCTTTTTCGGTACTTTCATAAACTGACCCGGGGTCATTTTGGCTAATGTTTCACCTAATTCGTCTTTGTCCATATTCTCTAAATCCTCAGTGCTTACACTTCCTCCCGATACGCTGCCGCTTGGCTTTCTTTTTTCAGCATTTTTAAGGATACGGTTGACATCATCCTTCGGTTTGCTGATTTCCGTTTTCTTGGCAGAGTATACATTCTTGAATTTCTTACCGAGTTCATAAGCTCTTTGTGCGGGATTGCCGCCTTCCCGTTCCATTTCGGCTCTGATTTCTAAACCTAAACTCGGTATCTCTGCAAGTGCCTGTGTAAACACACTAAACACTTCATCATAATCGGAATGTCCTGCTTTAAAAGCTGTCTCTATAGCATCTATTCTTTGGATTTCCTTTCTTTTATTTTCAGAGACTTCATCTTCTTTTTCTTTGATTTTCTTTGCTCTGTATTTTCTTAAATTTTCCTTGGCCTCTTCTATCCTGCGTTGTATCCCGGCTGTTAATATGTCATCATCCGCCTTATCTTTTAAAATATCCTCAACAGTTTCAAAAGGCAGTTTCTCGTCAACTTCTTCCTTTGTTCTTTCGGGTTCTTTTTTACCGTATTTTTTTGCTATCTCAATCATTTCGAGTTTAACCTCGGCGGCCTTGGTTCTTTCCCGGCTCTTTTTAAGGGCGTAATATAGGCCTTTTGAGTCTTTAGGAAGAGCGTCTATTTCTTCCTGAGTAAGGTCTTTATCATCTTCGTCTTTAGGTTCTTCCTCATCCGGTTCCTTGGTTTCCTCTTCCTCTGTTTCTTCTTCCGTCTCTTCCGTCTCTTCGGTCTCTTCTGTCTCCTCTGTCTCCTCTTCCTTGTTCTCTTTGGTTTCTTTAGGTTCTTTGGTCTCTTTGGTCTCCTCGGTTCCTTTATCCAGATTCAGTCCTTCCACAAATCCTTGTTCATCTTCACTTAACATTGTGTCATTTACATCAACATCTTTTCCCATGATTCTCCTTATTCTCCTTTCTTAACGGCAGATTATTTTCCTGCTGCCGGTTCAGGTTGTGCTTGCGCCGCAAACGCTATGATTTCTTTTTTTGCCGATTCCGAAATATCGGAATATTCTATTAAGATATGAGGAGGAATAGGAACGCCTCTCTCTGCCAGCTCTAACATACCCGAATATTGGGCGTACCTTTCTGTCGGGCTTTCTAAACCCTCGCCTATGTTTATGTCATAGTTGCATAGATTAGGGTCTTCGAGTATTGCTTTTATGGTTTCTCCCGCCATAGCCATTAATATTTCAGGAGTATCGGTGTCGTTTCTTCTAAAATGTTTATTGACAAATTCACCGCCGAGAACCTTTAAAGCCTTATCTATTGTATAAAGTTCGCCTAATTGGGAGACCATATATTTCCCAAGTATCTCCTGAGTCCAGATTAAGTTATCGAATAAAGGTTTGAGTATTTTTAGTCCTTGCTGCTGTCTCAACGCTATAGCCCTTCCTGATGTGGTTTTATCCTGAATTGAAAGCATATCGGGATTAATACCGGAGATTAACTTAATATCTTCTTCGCTTTTTTCCTCAAAATAAATATGAGCGTTGGGAATATTACCGGGCTGGAGAGGCTCAGGTTTCTTACCGGTTTTATATTCTAAGGTTACCCCGGCTTTACTGCCAAACTTCTCTACTTTCTTTTTATCGACCCAGGCGTTCTCTTCGGAAAGCCAGCCTCTGTTGGTTACTGAGTTTATAATCGCCAGAGATTGGCTTCTTCGTTTGTTCTTTTCCATTTGCGGGTCTCTAAGCCCGGACACTATTCCCTGATAGGCCAAATCTTCTCTTTTTAAAACTCTCTTGCCTACTGCGGAATACCAACCGAACAAGGGGATTAACGGGTATCCTCTCCACAAGGGGTAAGAATCGGATAACTTATCTTCTATGATTATATTCCCGACACACGAGGCAACCCATATTTCAGGTATGCTCCTGGGGATAATCTTCTGCCCTTTTTTGAGCCTCTTTCCTTCCATGCCCATTAAGGCAATTTTTGCTTCTTCTTTAGTCTCATAGAATTGGGCAGTATTGGCCATAACATCTATGGCTAAATATTGGATTATATATTTCTTATAGCAATATTCTATATATTTATATACTTTTTCGTCGTCTATCTCCGGAAAATCCCTATCCATATCATCTGTGCCGGGATAATCTTCGTTTAACTCAAGCAGTCTTTCCTCATCAACCTCACCGTCATCAGGCATTGGGTTATCAATACCTTCCTTAATCTCTTTTTCTTTACCGGGGAATAATTCATTTAATTCATCTTCGGTCAGTTTCTTTTCTTTTGTGAGAAACCTGGCATCGGATAAATCATATTTTACCGAATTAGGGTCTATTCGCACCTGCCAACCGTCCAGTACATTGAACTTCATTGTTCCGTTCAATAAATCATAAGTATAGTCGGTGTACGGCTCGATAAACGCCTTGCCTCTGGCCATTACGGCCATCTCAAACGCTTCCGAGAGAATATTCTCGGCTTTGCTCTTTTTGATTATGTTCTTTAACAGCTTCGTAACCACTTCCGAGGTTATTTCATCCTCCGCACCCTCCGGAAATGCCCTTATGGATGACCTTGAATCTCTTTGATAGCCCGTAACAAGCCTTATGTTGGGTTGAATTATATTTAATGTCAGCGCTGGCCTGCCGGATGCCTCTATCTCATCCTTAATCTTCTTTTCCCATTGTTCGCCTAAACAAAACTCTAAATCCTTCTTGGCTTCTTTTTTCCACTTAGAGGTGAATCTTCCGGCTCTCTTGTAGTCTCTCGTTATCTTTTCAATGGTAAGTTTTTTTGACATATATCTCCTTATATGCTATTCAATAGTATTTTCCAGGCTAATACAAGCCGTTTTCTAAGGGTCAATCTCCGTATCATTAATTGGAAGGCATCAATACTCTCTTGGGCTGTTGTCTTATATTGTTTTCGTATTTTCTTGGCTAGTTTACCGTTCATAGATAATCGCTTACTTTCTTGGGCTTCCAGCCTGTCTTGCGCATAGTCCCATATACATAAGAGCTTAACCTTTCGCCTTTGAGTCCTTTCTTTTTAGCTTGGGCTTTCAGTTTTCTTTCTAATTTCTTCGGCATACGCTTCCCTCACCATATCGAACATTTCCTCTAATGTCATCTGACCGTTGACAAGAATACCTTTTGTCTGTAATTTCTTAATCACTTCCGGCATATTTACCTTCTCAAATCTTTTCCCAAGGTAATATTCCAACTCTTTTCTTGGTATGTCCATATTTTTCCCTCACTCCTCCAGATATTTATCAAAATCAAAGTCCCCGATTGTAACCTGTGAAAGATAATCAAGGGGGATGGTCTTATAAATTCTATTCCTAAAATCATAGAAATGAGTTTTGAGCATCCTTAACTGGGTAACTTCCTTTGTTAATGCGTTAATTTGCTTATTTTGAATATATCCTCCGGAGAATAGTCCTATAATCAGAAATAAGAATCCTATTATAAAAGTTTTCATATCCCTCCTTATGCCGCCAGCCAGCTTATAGCTTCTTCTTCGTTCTCTTCGGTATCATAGATACTTTTCTTTGTCCAGGGTTTACATAATTTTAACGCCCATATGCCCATCTTCCAGGCATCCGCTCTATCCGGGGAGTATCCGAGCCTTTTGCGGATTAATTTTTTATCTTCAACCTTTATCTTGCCTTTAGAGTTCATTACTTCGTATTTAATATTAGTTAATTGCTTGAATAATTCAGGGTCTTCGGGGAAATAGACGGTCTTTTCCTGGCATTTCTCGAACACTTCCCAATCTATCTCCGCTCTTATGTTAAGGAATCTATCCAGGCTATGGCTGACCTCGGCTACATTACAAGCAATTACATTCCATTTTTTATTGATTTCTCCCAACCTATCCACTATTCCCTTCCCGATTCCTATTGAATCTATAATAAAATCGCTTATAAAGTGCTTCTGAGCCATTATTGCTATATGTCCGGCAATCTTCATTGTGTCGTTTTCATGCAGAAACAACTGGTCTATTATCCTTTCATTCTCAAATACATAAATAACGCACTCATCTCCGCCGGTTGAAGGGTCGCAGGAAATCAGCTTCTTTGTTACCGCGGGGAATCTTATAATCCCTTTAAGGGCGTTTAAGAGAGGTTCTTTTAATAATATAAAATCATTATCCCCGGCATCGTCAAGATTTAAAACAAATCTATTATATATCTCCGGTCTTTGTATCCTTATGGTATCTAAACCCTGGAGGAAGTCTAAGGGTAGATTAGAGGCGTTGTCGTGGGTTATGGCTGTGGTTAAATCATACTCTTTATTCTCTTGCCCCCATACTCTTTTAATCCATTGAGAGCCTGCATTAGCTATTATCCAGCCTGAGCGGATATTAAGACCTGACTGTAAAAAGTCTTTATTGGGCTTAAGCTCTCTTCTAAGCCGTCCTAAAAGGGTAAAAAACTCAATATCGGTATCCATTTCTTCAGCCTGTTCTATCATAAACCAGCCTAAATTGATATTTTGGATGTTATTTAATTCCTCCAAATGCCTAAACATTATGGTTGAACCGTTCTTTAGTGATACATTTCTATGAGAATCCACCCGTAAGCCTGTGTATTTCTCAAAATCAAGTAATGTGGAGTCTTTTAAGTCGGTAAATTCCTTTCTAAATATAACTCCGAGGTTCCCAGGGATGTTTTTAGAGTAATATAACGCCCTGATAATGGCGCATAGAGTCTTCCCTGTACCCCAGCCAGCCTTAAAAGCGGGGAATTTAGCTTTTGAGAATACAAATTTACCCTGGAACTTCTTTAATTTAAAGTTTACATCCATTTATTTCTCTATTGTAACATTTAGATTGAATCCTTCTCCGCTGTGTTCTACTTCTTGTTTATCTTTCATTTCTGTTTCATTCTTGGCAATAAATACCCCAGGCCCCGGTGAAAAGTAAGATTTAGCTAATCCTATCTTGAGTATTTCCTCTATTATGTATTTGCATTCTGTATATGCTTGACTAAAGTCTTTTGATAATTTGATATATCGTGTTAAATTACTGCGACATAATCTTTTGTGAATAGCGAATGTAGTAAAAAATACCGGTAGTTTATCTGTATGTAGGTTATCATATGCCTTATAGAAAAAATCCAGCATTTCCTGGGCTAATTCAGGCAGTTTGTCTCTTGGTATTGCCGGAGGCCTACCTTTTATCTTCTTTTTCATTCTGTTCACCTATTGAACAAGGTTATTCTTCAAACCCCTTGTCTTTACATCTAGGGCAAACTAGTCTCCACCCTTCTTCGGGCATTTCTTCTAGGCATATTCTACAGAGTTTGCTCATAACAAAAAAGGGCAGAGTTTATACCCTGCCCGGTGTCTCTTGTTCCCTCTCGGCCTTCCAATCTTATTCTTTCCCATACATCAAAGTTCCTGGTATGCCCGGCCGTTTCTTTTACATCCCGAACAATAGCAATGGGCTCTTACCATCCCCTCTATT